CGTCGTCTCGGTCTCGTAGGGCATCACGATCAGCTCGATCGTGCGGTTCGGGAACGACACGTCGGCGACCTCCGCCGTCCTGATTTCAACCTCTCCGTTCATCTGAGCACCCCGCTGGAAACGTCGGATGGTGTGCTGTTGTCGAGCCGTTCGGCGTCGCGAATCTCCTGCACGCTCAGGGCCGGCTGCCCGGTGACCGGATCCACGATGGCGTTCAGGATCTGGGCGGTCTGGGCCCGCTCGAGTGGTTCGGCGGCGACGTACTCGTCGCGGTTCAGCTCGACCTGCGTGCCGCGGGGCAGCGCCCACCCCGACAGGGCCGCCATCACCTTCTGCGCCTTCGGCCGCAACCCGGTCCGCCAGTGCATGTCGAACCACATCGTGACGTTCTTGTAAGTCATCGCGTCGGTCGAGGTGGGGATCCCGACGAGCTCCGACGGGACACCCAGCAGATGCGCGATCCGGCCCTCCTGCTTGTCGAGGAGGTCGGTCAGCGCCATGTCGTGCGGGTTGATCTGCGTCGGTTTCCACTCGATCCCGCCCGACAGCACCGCCGGCTCGCCGATCGACGACGCCCGCGCCGCCACCCAGTCGGCCTTCAGCTGCATCGCCTGCGCCGGCGTCTGCTCGGCCGGATGCTGCAAAACGCCGGACGGGATGCCGCCGCCAGCCGCCAGCTGCGACGCGTACTGGATCAGCATCTGGGCGGCGACCATCCGGTAGTGGCCCGCCTCCAACGGCCCCTGCCCGTGCGCGTACCCGACCTGCGACTGGTAGCGGACGTGCAGCATGTCGTCGGTCACGTCCTCGCCGCCGATCGAGTAGACCCGCAACCCGTACTCCATGTCGATCGACACCATCCACGGCGGCACCACATGGAACCGCGCCGGCCAGCCGGTCGAGTAACGGGCCGTGCAAAGCACGAACGCCTCCCCGAGCTGGTAATCCCAAAAGAGCTGGTGGGCGAACTCCTCCCACGTCGTGTAGACGTCGGGGTCGGGGTTGTTCAGCCAGTCGGCCTGCAACGACTGGGCGCCGTCCTTCAGATAGGGCGGCATCGTCGCCAGCGCCTGGGCGTTGAAGTCGACGCACATCCAGGCGGTGTCGGTCAGCGTGCTCGGCATCGCCCCCGACGCCCAGTACGGCGTGAACCAGTCGGACGGCCACCCCGACCACGCCGACGGGACGATCGTCGGCGGCCGCCAGTCGGGCGGGTCGGCCCCCGTCAGCACCACACCGTGCGGGTCCCCCGGCGTCGCGGCCGGCGGCCCGACCGTCGCCGGTGGCACGCTCGCCGGGTCGTTCTCGTTCGGGATCATGTCCGGCGGACGGATCGAACGACGGGAGAGCCAACCCACTATCCCGATAGGTTAGGTGGAGAAGCGGCGGTTAGCCAAATCGGGGGATTGCGCCCGCGAGCGCGGAGGCCCGATGATCAGACCGTGGTGCTTCTGATCCTGATCGGCGTCTGCGTCGTTGCCCTCTCACTCATGGCCTGGGGGATCTCGACATTCGACGAGGCGGTTGCGCGCGGCAAAGAGCGACAGAGGGCACGACGCCGCGAGATCCGTAAGTCCATGCGCCCGCCTCAGTAGACCGCGACCGCCGGCGCCGGCCGGTGCGCCATCGTCACCGCCCACACCAACGCCTTCACCAGATGCGTCGGCCCCCGCGACGCCAACTGCAACCCCGTAGTCGTCTCGCGCACCTGGGCCGCCGCGACCGCCTGGTCGAGATCGACCGACAGGTCGCCGTGCGCCAACATCCGGCCCGCCGCCAAATCACGGAACAGCGGCAGCCCCACCCGTGTCTCGACCTGCCCGGCCGGCTGCGCCGCCGGCACCATCCCGGGCGGCACCCGGTCCAACATCGACGCGCCCACCTGCAACTGGCGGATCTGGCGGTGCAGCCCCAACATCTCGACGTCGCGGATCGCGGTGTCCCAGTCGGCGCACAACCAGCCGTCCACCTCGATCCGCCCGTCCTCCAACAGACCCGCCGCCGCGACCGCCGCCCCCAAACCGAAGAAGTCCTCGACCGCCACGAAGACCGGGCCGGCCACCTCCGTGTCGCTGTCGGCGAGCTCGGCCCACAACCCGGCCGGCAACAGATCCTCGGTCACCGTCGGCGGCGCCGACCTCGCCGGCCACTGATTCAGCCACTGCGCCCGGAACGCCTCGATCGGGTCGGCCTCCTCCGGGTCCGCCTCGAGCTCGCCCCGCTGCGCCGCCTGGAGTTGCTCGCCGATCAGCTTCTCCCGCTGCGGCGTCCAATGCGGACTAGCCAGCCGCCACACCAACACGTCGTCGATCCGCCCCTCTCTCGGCGCCGACCACTCGATCAGCAGACCCGACTCCCCGGTCTCGAGCGCCGCCAGCCCAAGTTGGCGGCGGACGAGCATCAGCGACGTCGCCGCCCGGTGCGCCGTCGAGATCAACCACAGCTGCGGCTGCTCACGCTCGACCATCGTCGGGGTGACGCCCTCGTCGACGATGTCGGCCTTCACCTTCCACGCCTCGTCGACCGCCCCCACGCTCACCGAATACCCGTACACCCCAGACCGCGAGCGGAGCATCCACCGCGACCGGTCGGCCTTCCGCTCGATGAACTGGTCGCCCATCGCCCGGCCCACCTTGAACCGGTCGGGATGCTCGTCGGCCCAGTACATCGCCGGCCGCAACACCTCTTTGCAAACCTGCAGATCCTTCCCCGTGTGGAGAACGTCCTGCGGCTCGCCGAACCGGTCGCCCTGGTGCATCCGCCACAACAACAGCTCGCGGAGCAGCCACGACTTGCCGAGCTGGCGGGCCATCGACAGCACCAGCGTGTCCCACACCAGCCGGCCGTCGGCGTCGACCTCGAGCAGCCTGGTCGCGACGAGTTTCTGCCACCACCGCAGCGGCCTCCCCGACCGCTGCTGGGCGAACCTGACGAACGACGAGCCCAACGATCCGACCGCCTGCGGGTGCGGCACCGTCATCAGCCGCGGCCACGTCGCGTCCGCAGGCACCCTCCGCAACCCCTTGAGCCACGGCACCCGCCACACCGCGTCCGAAGCGTCCAAACCCTCCCGCTCGGGTGCGAACTCGGCCTGCGCCGGCGCCTGCCACGGCTGCCGAACCGCCCGTCGGCCCGCCGACGACCGATTGCACGACGCATGCTCCGGCCCCGACCACCGCGACCGGTCGTCGTCCATATGCCCCAGATCCCACGGCTCGCCCGGCCCGATCGGCTCGCCGCACCGCACACACCGCGCCAACCCCGCCGCCACGGCCGGCTCGAACCGCGCCCGCAACGCCCTGTGACGCTCGCCGTAGCCGCGCGCCTCCGTCGACAAACCCCGACCCGACGTCACCTCAAATCAGCCCGTCTCGCCCCACATCGTGTTGCCTAGGCTGACATCTTCCCAGGGGGTGCAAATCCGACGAGGAACGGGGGTGGAGCCGCGTGCCCCAGAAAAAACCACCCCTGCCCTTTTAGGGCCGGGCGGCTATCGCGTCGGTGAGCATCGGTGCCGGGCCGGCGGTCGACCACGACAGGAAGTTCAACGGCAGCCGTGCGATGGGCGCGTTGGGGCCGATGCCGGTGTAGCCGCCCCAGATGACGTTGCCGTCGTCCCACACGTACAGCTTCGAGAAGGCGTTGTCGTTGGTGAGCGCCGCGAACTCGAGCGTGTAGTCGGGTGCGGCTTCTGGTGGTAGCTGGAAGATCGGGATCCATGTGGCGTCGCTGATGGTTTGGTCGTCGCAGGTGATGGTGCCTTGCAGCCGGACGGTGCTGTTGGCGAGGATGCGGTAGCGGCATGGTGACCAGGGGTCGCCGATGTTGCGGAACTGCGACAGGAACGGTGGTTCGCCTGGCGTCCCGATGTCGTGCCAGTCGACGGAGGCGACCTTGGCGAGGACTGCGTTGAGGTCGTCTTCGGTCGTGACGCGGGTCAGCGGGAAGTCGCTGCCGGTGGACGCGCCGACGGGTGAGAGGCCAGGGCCCCCGGCGCCGGTGACGTCGGTGAGCTCGGTGAGCGTCGAGGCGCCCGGGGGGCCTTGCGGGCCTGGTGGGCCGGGTGGGCCTCCGGGGATCAGGACTTCGATGATCTGTGGTGGGCCGCCTGTGACGGTGGTGCTCATCGGGTGACCTCCGGTTTGACTTGGATGCGCCCGTGGATCCACGTGGCGGTTCGTTGGCCGTCGTTGAACTGGACGTCGTAGTCGTAGACGTCGGGTTCGAGCCCGGCGAGGGGCGGGTGGATGGTGAGGACGCCGCCTGTTGGGTCGTCGACGCCGACGGTCAGCTCGGTGGTTTGGCCGAGCGTGGAGCGGGCGGACGATTTGACGTAGACGTTGGTGAGGTCCCACGGCTGGCCGGGCCCGCTGAGGAGCCGGAACGTTTGGGGTTGGCTGTCGCCTTGCCGCCAGACGAGGTTGACGGGCTGGGTGAGCTGGTCGACGGTGATCGTCACGCCTTTTTGCCTTTGGCGCTTTTGGGGAGCTTGCCTTTGTTCGCGAAGTGGTGGCGTTTGGCCCAGGCGTGCCCGAACTTGGCGTGGAGGTAGCCGCGTTGGCGTTGCGATTTGGCCGGCATTCGGTTAGCCGAATCCGTGGAAGATCGCGACGACGACGGCGACGGCGATCACGACGAGGGCGACGTCGCTGACGGTCAGTGGGTTCATGCGGCCTCGCTTTCCTCGTCGGCCTCGGGCTCGTCGTCCTGGTCGGCCTGCTCGTCGTCGTCGTTTTGGCCGGTGAGGGCTTGGTCGGCGCGGAACAGGACGCCGGCGAGCTCGTCGGCCTGCGACGACAGGTCGTCGAACGACTGGGCGATCTTGCCGAGGTCTTCTTCGTCGGCCTGCTTGATCTCTTTCAGTTTCGCCTGGATCGCCTGGACGCCTTGATTGACCACTTCGGATGCTTTCGCCACGAGTTGTCTCCTCTTTCGGTTGGTTTTGACTTTACGTCGCCGGCCGGTCACGGGGGCAGCCCGATGTTGTCGAGGATCGTCTTGATCGCTTCGCGTGCGGGGGTGCCGGCCGGGATGGTGGTGGTGGTTGGTTTTGTCCAGGTGTCGTTGGTGTTGGCGGTTTGGAGGATGCGGCGGGCGTGGGCCATCCGGGAGAGGGGTTGGGCGTCTGCTTGGTTGGATTCCCAGGCGAGGCAGGCGGTGACGGCGGCGTGGCGGCAATCGGTGTCTTTCGGGGCGGCGGGGGCTGCGGTCACGGTCCCTCCGTTCGACGGCGGTGGCTGGCCGGCGGCGGCGAGCTCGGCGAACGC